GCTACATTGCTGTAGATGCGGTGCGCTGGGAATTCTCCCTGCTATGGAACAGGCAGCAGGGCTGGTGCCTGGAGGATGGCTACTGGCGCTATTATCAGGGGGGCGAGCCGGTGACCGGCTGGCTCAACCATAAGGGCATCGACTACTACCTGGACGAACAGGGCAACGCCCTCACCGGGTGGCAGGAGGTGGACGGCCAGAAGCGCTACTTCAGCCCCACCGGCGCTATGCGTACCGGCTGGATGGACACCGCTGAGGGAAGGCTGTACCTGCTGAAAAACGGCGTTGCCGCCCAGGGCTGGCGAAGGATCGACGGCCAGCTTTACTGCTTTGACGAAAACGGCTATGCCCTGACGGAGCAACAGGCAGTTTGCGGAAGCAGGACCTATTCCTTAGACCGCAACGGTATAGCCACAGAACAATAAATAAAAAAATGAACACCGAAGTGTAACTAGGCACTTCGGTGTTTTTTTGTAAATGTCCTCCCTTGTTAAAGGGAGGTGGATTCGCCGTAGGCGAAGACGGAGGGATTCTACAATGGATAACGGAATCCCCCCTGAGCCTTCGGCTCTTCCCCCCTTTGACAAGGGGGGCCTTCGCCCGGAGGCTGATAGAGACACCAAGACAAAGAAAACGGGCTCGTCGGCGTACATTGGTACGGTAGAGCCCGTTTTCTGCAGTAAGTCAAAATGCTTGCGAAGCAAGGTCAGGGACATTGGTATCACTGTAGCCACAAAACTGTGTGATTCTTATAGGAAAGGGGATTCCCAAGTGGCTATGGTTCATTTTGACGATTGGTGGCTCTAGCAGCCTCCGGTTTGCAAGGAAATTACAAGGTGGGAATAAAACGGGAAGATTTATGCGAACATATGTGCTATAATTGCACCGTGAAGAGAGAATGTAGGGGCCGGTGACCACACCGGCCCGGTGGGGGCAAGCTCATGGCCTCGGGAGAGGGTAGGTACAACAGTGGCAGTAGGGGAGGTCAGGTGTGGAAGGAACCAATGTAACAAGGGCGGCGGTGTTGGAGGAGTTGGCGAAGATCGGCTTCGCTGATGCCGGGCAGGTGATGGCCCAGGGGACTTTGACCCCGGAGAGCCTGCAAAGTCTGCCTCCCAGGCTTTTGGCTTCCGTGGCATCCCTGGAGAAGACCGCCTCCGGGGTGAAGCTGAAATTTTACGATAAGCTGAAGGCTTTGGAGCTTTTGGGCAAGGCGGTGGGGGCGTTTGAAAGCCAGCCGGAGGGCGACCCCAGGGGCAGCGAGCTTTTAACAGCCCTTTTGGAATGTACCGGGAAGGAGGCGGACTTCAGTGCAATACAAGAACTTCACCCTGCGGCAGATGATCGCCCTGACCTGGTGGAATCGGCCAAAGCTAAAGCACTATGACGCACTGATCTGCGATGGGGCGGTGCGTTCGGGAAAGACCGTTTGTATGGCAGATGGGTTCTTTCTTTGGAGTATGGCTTGCTTTGACCGGCGCAATTTCGCCATCTGCGGCAGGACCGTGGGGGCGCTGCGGCGGAACATCCTGCTGGAGCTGCCCAAGTGGCTGGGAGATCTGTTTATTCTGCAGGAGCATCGCACGGAAAACAAGCTGGTGGTTCGCGCCCCCTGGGGCAGCTGCAACAGCTACTATCTTTTCGGCGGTCAGGACGAAAGCGCCTATATGACGGTGCAGGGCATCACCCTGGCGGGGGCATTTTTGGACGAGGTGGCTCTGATGCCCCGGTCCTTTGTGGAGCAGGTGGTGGCCCGGTGCTCTGTGGCGGGGTCCAAGCTTTGGTTTAACTGCAATCCCGCCTCCCAGGAGCATTGGTTTTACAAGGAATGGATCGTAAAGGCAAAAGAAAAGAATGCCCTGCGCCTGCATTTTACCATGGCGGACAACCCGGCCTTAGACCCGGCTATCCGGGAACGGTACGAAAAGCTGTACACCGGAGTGTTTTACCGGCGGTACATTTTGGGCCAATGGTGTATGGCAGAGGGCTTGGTGTATCAGCTGGAGAAACGCCACATTTGCCAAGCCCCCACGCAGGGCCGGTACTACATCAGCGTGGACTACGGCACACAAAACCCCTTCAGCGCAGGCCTGTGGTGCGTCACCGGGGAAAAGGCGGTGCGCATCCGGGAATTTTACCACAACGGCAGGCAGTCCGGCAGGACCTTGACCGATGAGGACTACTATGCCCAGCTGGAAAGGCTGGCGGGGGAGCATCCTGTGGAGCAGGTGATCGTAGACCCCTCTGCCAGTTCCTTCATCGCCTGCATCCGCAGCCACGGCAGATTCTCTGTCCGCAAGGCGAAGAATCAGGTGCTGCCGGGGATCCAGCTTGTGGCAAGGCTTTTGCAGCAGGGCGTTCTGGGCTTTACCGAAAACTGCAAGGATGCTCTGCGGGAGTTTTCCCTGTACTGCTGGGAGGAAAATGCCCAGCACGATGCCCCTCTGAAGGAGAACGATCACGCAATGGACGATATTCGCTATTTTTGCGCCACGGTGCTGCGGCGGCTGTGGCCGGGAGGATTGTATGAAACGGTGGATTAAAGATCATTTTTTGGCCCATATGGGCAAAACAAGGAGGAAGCGTATGAGTATTTACGGCTATGCCCAGCACTTTGGGGCCCAGGATCGCACCGGCAAGGCTATGCAAAAGGCCATCGACCAATGGTTTGACCTGTACTATCAGAAGGAAAACGACCCCCAAAAGGACACCTGCCAGCGGGTTGCCTACACGGTGGTGAACAAGCTCACCCGGGGAGTGTTTTCCGAATATCACGCCCAAAGTCAGGACGGCTTTACCCAAAGGGTGCTGGACGATCTGGAAAATATCAGCCGGGAGGCGGTACAGCTGGCTTTGGTGGGCGGTGAGTGCTACCTGAAGCCCTGGCCCAAGGGCGATGGCTTCGGCTTTACGGTGATCCCCAGAAATCGGGTGCTGATCTTTGCCCGGGACAGCCGGGGCGTACCCACCGATGTGGGCACCGTCGAAAGATCCGTGGGGGACAAGTATTTTTACACTCTGCTGGAACGGCGAAGGGTGGACGAAAAGGGCTACCTCACTGTGGAAAATAAGCTGCTGCGGTCTTGGAATGAGGAAAACCCCGGCCAGGAGGTGGCCCTTTCTTCCCATCCTCTGTACGCGGGAATGCCCCGGCGCTACACCTACCGCTTGCCGGTGGGCAATGTGGGGCTGGCACAGGTGAAGACCCCCATCTTAAACTGCGTGGACGGCTCTGCCGACGGGGTCAGCGTATACGCGGCGGCGGCAAAGCTGATGGAAAACATCGACCGCAACGAGGCTCTGCTTTGCCGGGAATTTGAAAACGGGCGCAGCCGGGTGCTGGTGTCTGCGGACCTGCTGGACAAGGGTCAGCTGAAGGACGATCTGTTCGTTACATTGGATGAAGACCCGGAAACTGTGGGCATCACAGTGTTTTCGCCCCAGCTGCGTCAGGAGGCCTTTTTGCAGCGGAAGCAGGAGTACCTGCGCAATGTGGAGACCATTATCGGCCTGAAGCGGGGCTTGCTGTCCGACGCCAATATGGACGAGCGCACAGCCACGGAGATCGCCGCCAGCCAGGCAGAGCATAACCTGACCGTTATGGACTTTCAGGGGATGTGGGAAAAGGCTGCCCGGGAGGCGGTGCGGCTTTGCAGGATCTTGGCTAAGCTTTACAACCTGGGCGATCCCCAGGAGGCGGAAGTGACCTTTGACTGGGGCAACGGCATCCTCTATGACGAGGAAAAGACCTGGGCTGACTACAAGGAGATGGTGGACAAGGGCCTAATTCGTCCGGAGATCGCCCTGGGCTGGCGGTTTAATCTGCCCTGTAAGACCCGGGAAGATCTGGAGCGCATCCGTAAAACCTATATGCCGGATAATGCGGATTCCCCGCTTTGCTCGGAATGACACTGCGTGTTTGTCATCCTGAACGCAGTGAAGGATCTCCAACGCCGGAGATTCTTCGTCGCTGCGCTCCTCAGAATGACATAAACATACGCAAAGCGTATATCACATTTTTGCAAAAATATATGGCTATAAAAGGCAGCATTGCTTTTTATATAGTTCGCCGGGTGGGCGGAAAGCACCAATGGGCAGGGGATGCCACCCCCGGGATCAAAGCGTAGCCCGGAAAGGAAAGTATATGAAACGGGAATTTTTGCAGGAAATTTGCGGCGATGCCCTCACCAAGGAAATGGTGGACGCCATTATGGCGGAAAACGGCAGGGACATCCACGAAGCCAAGGAAAGCGCCAAGGCCTGGCAGGAAAGGTATGAAAAAGCTCAGGAAGAATTTGACCGAAAGCTTGACGATGTCCGCTTTGATGCCCAGCTGGGTCAGGCCATTACCGCCGCCCGGGGCAGAAACGCCACTGCCATCCGCGCGCTTTTGGATGTGCAGGCCCTGAAAGCCGGCAAAGACCCCAAGCTGGTGGAGGAGGCGTTGGATCAGTTAAAAAAGACCGACAGCTATCTGTTCCAGCAGGAAGAAGCCGCGCCGATCTTCAGCATTGGCGCAGGAGGGCCTATGGAGCTGCCCGCCAAGGAGGGCGGCCTTGCCCAGGCTCTCCGGGAACGAATGGAAAGGAAGGATTAATTTATGGCAATCACTCTTATGGAAGCAAAGGTCGGTATGACCGACAAGGTGGATCAGTCCGTCGTGGATATGTTCCGCCGCAACTCTGTGGTGCTGGACAATATGATTTTTGACAACACCATTTGCCCCGGCACCGGCGGCAGCACTCTGACCTACGGCTATATTCAGCTCAAGTCCCCCGCCACCGCCCAGGTGCGTACCGTGAACACCGAGTACACCCCCGGCGAAGCCAAGAAAGAGCGCAAGAGCGCCAACGCCATCATTATGGGCGGCGCATTCCAGGTGGACCGTGTGCTGCAGAACACCTCCGGCGCAGCCGATGAGCTGGCATTCCAGGCAGAGCAGAAGATCAAGGCGACCGCCAACTATTTCCACAACCTGGTGATCAACGGCTCTGCCGAGGATGAGGAGGGCTTTGTGGGCAACACCTTTGACGGCCTGCGCAAGCAGCTTGCCGGCACTGCCAACGAGGTCACATCCCAGGTATCTCTGGCAAGCTCCCAGGAGCTGGATGAAAACTACAATGCATTCCTGGACGAGATGGATGCATTCCTGGCCACCCTGGACGGCAACGCCACCATGCTGCTGATGAACCGGGATATGCTGGTGAAGCTGCGCTCCATCGCCCGCCGCGCCGGCTACTACGAGCGCGCCAAGGACGATTTCGGCAGAACTGTGGAGACCTATGCCGGCATTCCTATGGTGGATATGGGCAGCTATTTTGACGGCGAAAGCACCCGGGATGTGATCCCCACTGAGGGCGGCAGCACCGCCATTTACGCTGTGTGTATGGGCCTGGACGGCCTCCACGGCATCAGCCCCAGCGGCAACGGCGTCATCACCAGCTATATGCCCGACCTGAACGCCCCCGGCGCAGTAAAGACCGGTGAGGTGGAGCTGGTGGCAGGCGTGGTGCTGAAGAACACCCTGAAGTGCGCTGTGCTGAAGGGTATCGCCATCGGTCAGTAAGCAGGAGGTAGCTGCCGATGGTGGAATACGATTTTTACATAAATACCTACCTGGGCAGCGTGATCCCGGATAAGGCCTTCCCCGGCCTTATCCGCCGGGCGGAGGGGTATCTGCAGCGGCTGGAGAAGGTTTGCCGGGTGGAATGTCCGGGCGCTGACTCCCGGGCAATGGCCCTTTGCGCTATGGCGGAGGAGCTTTTCCGCTATGAAAAAAGCCGGGGCGTTTCCTACTCCAGCGTGGGCAATGTGACGGTGCGCTACGACAGCCGGGAGCCTTTGGGAAGACTGCTGCAGCGCTGCGCCGGGGTGTACCTGGATATTTACCGGGGGGTGAGCGCGTGAAGGAGCTTTTGCGCCAGACCGTGACCCTTTACCGCCGGGAAAGGGGGGGCATTTCCCGCATTCTCTACGAA